CAAACCTACAGGTCAAAAAATCTCGAGCAAGATTGGCCATTCGGATTCACCGAAACAGGAAACGTAACATCCCAATCAGCAGCATACGTCGCTAGATACATAGTAAAAAAACAAAAAAAGGAAATTCAAAATAAAATACGAACAGTAGTAGACGAGCAAACTGGCGAGTTAATCAGACAAAAGGACGAATTCACACAAATGAGTCTAAAACCCGGAATCGGAAAACCCTTTTACGATAAACACAAGGCAGACATATTCCCCGGAGACACAATAATATTGGAAGGAGGTAAAAAAGCTCCTGTCCCAAAATACTATAGAGAACTACTAAAAAGAGAAGATCCCGAAACAGCGGAAAAACTAAGAGAGAAAAGAGTTGAAAAAGCACAATTAAACACCAATAACACTGAAGACCGATTGAAAGTCCGTGAGGCAATTCAACGGCGTAAACTAAAAAAACTCAAAAGAGAACTATAATGATCACAAATATGTACTGTATACACGATTCCAAAGCACAAGCATACCTACCACCGTTCTTCTTCCACAGAGACGGTCAAGCAACACGCGTATTCGCAAACTGCGTAAACAACGAAGAACATACCTTCGCAATTAACCCAGCAGATTACACACTATTTAAAGTCGGATCATTCGACGATAGCAACGCATTAATCAAAGTAAACCAGTCAAACACTCCCATATCACTTGGAAATGGTGTAGAGTTCCTCGGAAACCAACAAACCGAGAACGAAAATGCCAAAATCAGTGATGCAGCACAGCTTCGGGAAAACACCGACAGCTAACATACCTCGATCAACATTCGATCGGTCGCACGGATACAAAACAACTTTCGATGCGTCCGATCTTATTCCAATTTACGCTGACAAAGCATTACCCGGCGATACATTCAATCTCAAAATGACGGCATTCGCCCGTCTAGCAACGCCGATAAAACCCATCATGGATAACATGATGATGGAGACATTTTTTTTCTCCGTGCCAGTGCGCCAGATTTGGAGCAACTTTGTAAAACAGCAAGGCGAACAGGTAGACCCCGGTGATTCAATAGATTACACAACTCCGCAAGTATATGTTCATAATTCAGCAGGACAAAATACACAAGGGAGTATTTCCGATTATTTCGGAATACCAATGTATTTGACAGAACCGTATATAAGCGTAAGTGCTTTACCCTATAGAGCCTACAATCATATCTATAACAATTGGTTTAGGGACGAAAATCTAATTGATTCCGTAAAACATGAAACCGGAGACGGCGCAACAAACGCGGGCGATTACAGTATCTTAAAAAGACGCAAACAAGACGATTACATTACACAATCTCTACCATGGCCACAAAAAGGGCCAGACGTAACCGTATCGTTAGGACAATCAGCACCCCTAATATCGGACGGAACAACACCAACTTGGGATGTAAATAATCAAACAAACACCGTACTACGCGTAGACCCCAGTTCAACATTAGTAAAGATACCACAGCCCACCGGCGGATCAGGATCATTCCAACTAGAATGGAACAATTCAGGACTAGAAGCAGACCTATCAGCAGCAAACGGAATATCAATCAATGACCTCCGACAATCAATCGCAATTCAACAACTACTAGAGAGGGATGCTCGTGGCGGAACCCGCTATCCGGAAGTGCTCAAATCGCATTTTGGAGTCAATGACCCACAAATGCTCGTACTACAAAGACCCGAATTCCTCGGAGGCGGTTCGTCTCCAATTAATATCAATCCGGTACAACAACAATCTAAAACAGTGGAAACAGGAGATGATCCTTCTCCTCAAGGCAACATGGCTGCGTTTGGCACAGTTACCCTAAACGGCCACGGTTTCACAAAATCATTTACAGAACACTGCATACTAATCGGCCTCGTTAATGTTCGGGCCGATTTAACCTACCAACAAGGACTCGACCGAATGTGGTCGAGAGAAACAAGGTACGATTACTACTATCCCGCGTTAGCAAATATCGGAGAACAAGAACTGTTAAACAAAGAAATATACATGCAAGGCACATCAGCAGACGATGACGTATTCGGATACGTACCGCGGTACGACGAATACCGACACAAAATGTCAAACATAACAGGACAACTAAGATCCACATATTCATCTTCATTAGATATTTGGCACTTAGCACAAGAGTTCTCATCACTACCAACACTAAATCAAACCTTCATTGAAGAAGACGTACCTATTGACCGTGTCATAGCAGTACCCGCAGAACCACACTTCATATTTGATAGCTACTTCAAATTAACATGTGCAAGGCCATTACCCATGTATGGACAACCAGGTCTAAAACGGTTCTAAACAATCGAGCCATGGGCGTTGCAGATTTTCTGCAATGCCTATTGGTCGAAACAGGAGAAAACAAATGGTATGGCCAGCCCTCATAGCAGCCGGAGCATCACTAGCCGGCGGCGCCATGTCCTCAAGAGGACAACGAAAAACCAACGAAATGAACAAGCAAATGGCTCGTGAACAAATGGCATTCCAAGAAAGAATGTCCTCAACAGCCTATCAACGTTCAACAAAAGACCTCGAAAAAGCAGGTCTTAACAGAATACTAGCAATCGGCGGACCCGCATCATCACCCGGCGGAGCATCAGCAGTGATGCAAAACGCCGCAGCACCAATGGCCGAAGGCTTAAAAGGCGCAGTATCATCAGCGCTAGCAGCTAAAACCGCATTGCAAAACCTTGATAACATGAAAGATCAAGGAGCATTAATCAGATCACAGATCGGAAAAACTATACAAGAAACACAAAACGCAAGTTCAAAAGATGTACTTATGCAAGTACCAAAGGCAATATCAGAGACAGTTATGAGTATTGCCAGACCAGTAATGAAAGGAGGTGAAAACCTCATGGACGAAGTCAAACAATTTCACAAAGAAAGATTAAAAAAACAAGAAAATAGAGATCACCCAAGAAACGAAAAAGGTGATTACAAAGTCGGAAGCGCAAAAAATAAAAGCGCACAAGAAGAAGAAAACTTCTTATTAAGAACAAGTCCCGGCTATCAAGCAATAAAATACATGCAAAAACAAAGAAGACATAGGAACAAAAGATGAGTCAAGTAAGATCGCAATATTCACCTAGGTTATCTATCACAGTCAATTGCGAAGAACCAACATTGACTCAACAACACTTCAAAGACGAAGTCGACGTTACGAACATCGTAAACAGATATGCATTAACAAGGGACCCGACAATCTTACAGCGCACCCAAGAGATCTATGGGGACGCAACAAGCATTAGCTTCACTGAAGCTATGCACACTGTCAAACAGGCTGAGAGCGAGTTTCACGAGCTCCCTGACGAAGTCAAAGCCCAATACAACTATGAGCCAAGCGAATGGTTACAAGACGTTGTAAACCCTCAGATTCAAGAATCTGAACCCACTGTGGAATTAGAAATTCCACAAACTGAGCAAAGCGAAGTAGAGAGCGAACACGAAAACACTTGACGTTCGCTCTCACGTACATTATATACTTGTTCTATAATGTACTAGGTGGCAAACAAAGGTGGGGCTACCTCCGAACAGAGGTCAAAAAGTATGATAAAGTTAAGTCACAAACGCAAAATGGAGCTACAAAATGAGAAAGCCAAGAAAAATGACACGCCGATCCAACAAGAAAACGTTCCGCAAAGGAACAAAAATGCACAGGAAGAATTCAATGTCTTCCGTCAGAAGAGGTGGCATGCACCTCTAGAAAACAAGTAATGGCTTGTTATAAGCCAATGGTCGCGTTTCAGGGGGTAAGCGGGGTAAAATTTAAACCTGCCCCTGGACACGTACCTATAGAACTCCCCTGTGGGGGATGTATCGGATGCAAAATACAACGATCACGCGAGTGGTCAATACGTTGTATGCACGAAGCTTCCCAACATACTGAAAACACATTCCTAACCCTCACCTATAACGACAGCCACCTACCCAAAGACTCAAGTCTTAAATACGAAGACTATCAAGGCTTCATGAAGCGGTTAAGATACCGCGCAAAAAACGAACAAAAATATAATCTACGATTCTACATGTGCGGAGAATACGGCGAACTCGGCCGACCGCACTACCACGCAATAATATTCGGCTACAAATATGCAGACGAAACGCTCTGGAAAAACAGACGCGGAAACCAAACCTACAGGTCAAAAAATCTCGAGCAAGATTGGCCATTCGGATTCACCGAAACAGGAAACGTAACATCCCAATCAGCAGCATACGTCGCTAGATACATAGTAAAAAAACAAAAAAAGG